TAGACTTGTAACAAGTAAAGCCTGCAAGTGTACCCGGAGTTGCAAGTCCGTTTCTTAGGTTAGAAGAAGCATCGCCAGTTACCTGTACTTCTGCTATCTTGTTACCTGCTTGAAACATCTTCTCGTAGAAGATTGGAGGTGCAACAAACCATCTGTTCTCTTCTGGTACAGATTGATCATCTAATACTCTAGCCATTAAGAGCATTAAGTTGATACCTGCATCGTCTGTCTCTACGTTAATAGGAGCAGATGCTGTACCTAAAGTTGATAGTGTGGTTGTTAATCCACCTGATAAACTTGCATCGTCAGCACCTGCAATACCTGCACCGTCTGAGATTGCTTGTAGCACATTCGCATCATATTTTCTCTTCAAAGAAAAAGCACCTGATGAAGTAGCTAATGCTTCAAAGTTGATGTGAGATTGTCTCTCTTCAATGTCATCAATCTTAAATGCAAATGCGTTAGCTTGGTCTACGGTCAATGTAATTTGATCGTCTGCCAAGTTTTGAGTATTTACCACAGAACCTCTAGTGTATTGCGATACAGTAATAGTTGGTTCTTTGATAATATTTACAGTGTCACCAAAGTTTTCAATTTCCCCAGTGTAATCAGTATTAGTAATGTCTTCTGCAACCGAAGCACGTCTAAAGAATTTGAGAACTTTTTGGCTAAAAATTTGAGGAGTGAAATTACCTGACGGTAAATTTCCGTATCCTGCTGCTGTTCCGAAAGCCATTTTCTCTCTCCTTATTTGAGGTTTAGCTGTTCATATTAATTCGCCCTTCTTGCCTTGCTAGATCGATCTCTTTTTCAAATTTCTCGAACTCCCAAGGTTTCATCTTGGCGATGTCTGAGCCTTTCCAAACTTTCTTATTTGCATCTATATCTGTTTGTATCTCCTTCACTTTAGGTGATTTAACAGCCATAGCTGCAGAAACGTCTGGTTTTTTACTCTGTTGTTTTTTGGTAGTCATCCCTACATCTGCTTTGTACAAATCAATAACTCTTGCAGCTAGTCGAGCATTTGTATTGTTTTTCAATACTCCATCACTAATTGTGTCTGGCTGTTCTTCTAACCATTTTAAGAATTTATCATCTGTCTTTATCTCTTCAAAGTCAGGATGCAAAGTTTTAAGTTCACGATAAGCAACTTTAACCAAGTTTTCTTTTTCACGAGCTTTTAAAGTTTTAAGTTCATCTTGAAGTCCTTGTGCTTGTTCATTAGCTTTTGTAGAAGCTATTGTCTGTATAACATCATAGACATCAGGATATTCTTGTCTAAACTTTTCTAACTCTTCTGGAGTTTTAGGTAACGGAACATTAGAGTTAGTCTTTTGCATAGCATCAGATAATTCTTGTTCTTTTGTCTTAAACTCCTGTATCTTTTGATCGTAGTGACGCTTTAAATCATCATAACGTTTTTTGTAATCATGCTCTGGAGCAGTCTCTTCTTTCTTTGTAGATACAAAATTTTCTTCCTGTTGTTCCTCTTGAGTAGATTCTTCATCATCCTTGTAAACGTCTTCACGGTACTTGTTACGATAAAGATTAGGATTGTTTATAACTCCATCGGAGTCGTTTGGTTTGTTGGCTCTCGCACCACGAACTTGTTGTTTTGCCATAGTTTTACCTCATTTATGCAGTGCCACTGGCTGTGGGTAGCTGCTTCGGTTCATCAGGGCCACTAATAGTGGGTAGCTGATTAATTCTTTATTAGATTTTTTTTACCTAATTTTTTTAATATCTTTTCAACATCTTTAGCATATTGTTGACCTTCCCCATATGATGCCAAAAATTCATTTAAACTTTTATCTTTGTGATCTTTTAATTTTTGTCTAATAACTAAATCTGCTATTTTATCATAGTATTTTGCATGTGTTTCTTGTGGTATAACACCTTGTTGTAATCCTGATAGTTGTTTTCTCAACTTCTTGGATACTGACTTCATAGGTATTATTTTACCTTTTCTACGTAACCCATATTGTAAATCTAAGTTAACTTTGTCTATTCCTTGTTGTATTAAATTATCGACATAAGTTTTTTCATCTTTTGATAACTCAGTGTAATCATCACTTCTATTTTTAAAATCTTGTAGTGTTGAATAGGTTATTTGAAACTTTCCAAACGCTGAACTTGCTTTACCACCTTTAGGTTTTACTCCAGTAAAAATATATCCTTTACCTTCGTACCCTTTCATTTCTTTTTCAAACAACGCATTTTTTATACTTCCTAATTTATAGCCAAAAAACATTTCATCATCAGGCTTCATAGGAATGTTCACATCAGATATCCCCAGAACAAAAGCATCGTATGCTCTATCTATATTTGAACTTGGTGTAATGTCCAATGTGGGTTGATTAAATAGCATCGTTCCTTTTCTTTTATCCTTAAATATGAAACCACCATTAGATGCTTCGTATTTACTTTCGTCAGAGGGTTCATCATCAAGTTTACTTTTTAATCTTTGTACTTCAGGTTTACCTACGTTATTTAACGCTTCAAGTATAGGATAACCTATTTTCTCTGCAATAATTCTTGGTATGTAAGTTTCTGATGATGCTATAATTAAAGGAACTTTGTCCTTTTCTTTTATTTTAGGGTTTCCCATGCGAATGTCAACCCCTTCTTTTTTTAACTCATCTATACCATAATTTATAAGTGCGTTTATTTGTGGGTTCATTTTAGTTGAAGTAGGGCCGTTAACTATAAAATCTCCATCTTCTGCGTCAAAATTATATCTATCATCTACCATGTCTGTAGCCACAAAAGTTTCTTCAGGTTTAAATAAACCAACACCTTTTATTGTTTTATTATTTGATGCAAACCCACCATTAGACATGTTAACACGACCACCATATTTAAAAGCGTCTTCAAAGTCTCCCCCACTATATCCTCCTGTTCCCCCCGGATCAGAATCACTGTCAAAGCTATCATCACCACCATAAGAGGTATCATCACTATCATCGTCTGTAAAATACCCACCAGTAGGTATGCTTGCAAAATAATCTTTTTCTTCTTTCGGAGTGGCAGGAGTGCCAACGTATGATTGCTCATCTATCTGATCATCTCTATCATCCCCTGTTCCTAAATCTCTTGCTTCTTTATAGTCTTTTATAAAAGTTGTAGGGTCAACAAGTCTTCTAGTATCAAATTTATCTTTAAAAGTATTTACACCAAAATCTACATTAAAAGCACCTAAACCAAGACCTAATATTTGTGTTTTTAAATTATCAGGTATTCCTTTTGCATTTATGACTTCCTCTTCAAATTTTCTCATGGGATCAGTTACAGGTGTGCTTGGCTTCAAATTTTGAAATGCTTCTACGCCTGCTTTCATAGGACCTGATTTACCTATCAAGGTATCTCTTATCTTTTGCAGATCTTCAGGAGAAGCGTTAGGCACTGTTCCCACTATATTATTAGGAGTAACTCCAACTACTTGACCATTAACAAGACCAAGACCATACCCATTTCTACCTAATGCAGCCATAGCTTGCACGTATTGTAATTGTTCTTTATTTTTTTGTCCTATATAACTAGCAGACACAGGAAACCCTGAGAGACTAGCAACCTGCCCTAACGCATACCCCGGATCAAATGTTTGGGCTACTCCAAATGTACCCACGTCTACTTTAGGGCCTACCTGAGTTGGTCTACCGAATATGTCAACATTACCTTGTTTACTATAATCACCTAATATAGCAGATAAATTAGTTGGTAAATCCTCAATTTCAACTGGTTCATAGTCATCACTACTATCTACTTGCTCTTCATATTCAGGAATTAATCCTTGTTGAGCAGCAGGTCTATCATAGATAGGAAAGTAATCTTTTTTTCTGCGACCAAACGGAGAAGCTAATGGAGCTACGGCTAAAGGAGATATTTTTTCTATGGGAGAAAGTCCCAACTCTTCATCCTCTAAACCTAAAGCAACTGATGCTCCAAACTCTTTAAAAATGTAGTCTCTTACTAATGCTTCAATCGACACTTTTCATCCTTATCACTCTTTCGTGATCATCCTTGAGTTTCTTGATCTGTTCCAGTAAAGCCAGTTTCCCCTGCAGTTGGAACACTTCCAGTTCCGATCGTGCCGCCACCAACGCCTGAATTGTCATCTGGGTTAGCTCCTGCAGGTACTCCTGTAGGCTGTCCCATGCCTTCTCGTTGTTGATCAGTGGGTTGAGGTTGTTGGCTTGCTTCTTGTTGAGCATTTACGAGTCCTTTCAATATTTCAGCAAATATTTGTGCTTCACTTACATCATTCACCAAACTGTCAGGATCTATATCTTGTGCTATTGCAAGTTCACGCATGAGGTTTGGTATTTTTATAAAAGGTGCAAGAGTTGGATTTATTGCAGTTTGTAGTAAAGTAGTCAGTCTTTGACTTCGTACTTCTTTTTGCATTACTGCTGCAGTACCTCTTGGTTTTATTTCTAAATCACCTTCTGTTTCTGGCATGTTGTCAGTGAATTGCATGTTCCACTGAAAATATGCTTCCCCCATCGGTTTTAATAAATGATCATCTATATTTTTTATAACTGTTTTTAAAGATAAACTTGCACCACCAAGCAACATAGATAAGCCAGATGCTGTTCTACCTGTACCAGTCACACCTGTTTGACCATGCAGTATTGATGGTATGCCTGTATCTTCATCTGCAAGTTGCCTTGATATTTGATACATCTGTATGTTTTCTGGTGCAGTATTTGGAAACTTTAATCCGTTAATAGCTGTACCAGTCACACCAGACTGTCGTCTGAATATCTTACCGGGGAATATATCCATGTTTTGACCGGGTACTAAACTCGCTTCGTCAATGTCAAATACTAAGTTACCTGCTAACGCTAAGTTGTCAATAGCCATACGATAGTGACCATTCATCAACTTCTGTGAGTATTCCATATTCTCTGCTACACCAACACCCCATAATTGATATGGATTAGTTTCATATGGAAAAGCTTGATAAGGTATACGTGCAGGCATAAATGGATTCATCACACAACGTATAATCATTCCACCACACACCCAAACATTAACTTGTATTTGATCTAGCTCTGATATATCTTGTATATCTTGCATACCTACTTCATCGGCATGTTTCTTATCTATGACACCCCAATACTCAAGAACTTCAAATCTATTTTCTTGGTAATAAGGCTCTGTGTCATCTTCACGAATGGTATCTTCGTAATATTTGTCCTCATAATTAGGACCTTTTGCAAGACACTCTTCTATGGCTTCTTTATAAAAATAAGGTCGATTAATCAACGCACGAAGTTGTTGTCTATTCATACGATGTCTTTGTATGACGTATTCACAATCTTCGATGCTTGTGGCTGATGGGTCTGGATGAAAATCCCACAAAGACACGTATTCTATTCTTGGAACTAATTTTTCAAATGGATCATATTGTTTGTTTCCATTTTCATCAGTGTTCCATTTGTGAACACGTTTGTAAGAATTAAATGGACCTTTAACTATACCTGTTCCTAACATACACGATTCAAATATAGCATTACGCATCACAG